GCAAACTCTGATTTATCCGAGATTGTTCCGATAAGTCCGAATTTTAAAACTGGTTTAAACGATAACAAACCGGACATAACGGAAACGGGCAGGACAAATGTTAGACCGGCTGGGGGACAGCTCGTAGGCAGTCCAACTCCTAGACTAAGAGCGCTACCTGTCGCTGGGGATAGCGAGCGGGCAGACCAGGCGTTAGCTTTTGCCGAAAGTATCGGTATTAAGTTAATGCCCTGGCAAGTTACCGCCCTAAAAGAATTACTGCAGACCACAAACGGCAAATGGACGCGGCGTACGCTCGGTATCGTCTGTAGTCGCCAGGTAGGTAAGACCGAACTAGCTAAAGTCCGCATATTGGCCGGTATCTACCTATTCGAGGAAAAATCCATAATCTTAATGTCGGTCAATGCTCAACAGGCCGAAATGACGCTTTACCAGATTAACGAGATTATTACGAGTAACCCGTCGCTAATGGGGCTTTACCAGCGTTACTACTTAACTAACGGTAAGCAAGAGATACGCTTTAAGAACGGCGCCCGAATTATCGTAGTAGCTGCGACTTCTAACGGCTCTCGCGGTTTGTCTGCGGACTTAGTATTTCTCGACGAGCTGCGAACGATTACACCTGAAGCTATGGAGGCGGTTAGCTTTACCATGAACGCCCGGCCTAATGCTCAAATGCTTACGGTATCGAATAGCGGAGACAAATCGTCGAAAGTCCTTAACGATTTACGCGATAGAGCTATAGCTAACGTCTCGCCGTCTCTGGGCTGGTTAGAGTGGAGCGCTCACCCGTCTAGAAAAATTGACGACCCTAAAGGCTGGGTCGAGGCTGTCCCGGCGTTAGGTCATACCATGACCGAGGAAGTATTAAGACACTCACTAGCTACCAGCGACGCTATGACTTTTAGAATAGAAATCCTCTGTCAATTTGTGGATAACCTGGCTAGCCCGTTTGAACCTGGCGCCTGGGACGCTTGCTTAGATAAAGATTCAGACGTAACGCCCGGGGCGGTTACTTACTTCGCCTTTGATAAAAGTTATACGCATAAATACGGAGTCTTAGTAGCTGGTCAAAAAATAGATGATCTAAGAGTAAAGGTAAAAGTTTTACAGGTCTTTGAGTCGCAGACCGCGCTAGATGATAGACAATTAGCTAGCGAGATTAACGCGCATATATTAAAGTTTAAGCCGCGTGTCCTTATGTATGATAAATGGGTAAGTCAAAACGTTATGGATTATTTAAAATCTAGCGGTACGCAATTACTAGACGTCTCAGGCAGGGTTCAAAATGACGCCAGTAATAGACTCGCTCAACTTATGACTCATAGGCAGATAGTCCATAATGGAGACCCAGTATTAACCGAGGCAGTAAACGCGTGTGCTACTAAAATTACCGAGTATGGCTGGAAATTGGTAAGGCGTAAAAGCCAGGGCGAGATATGCGCGGCAATTAGCTCGGCTATGGTCGCCTGGTATGCGTCTCAGCCTCAGGCTACGGCTCAAATCATAATAAGTTAGACACGCCGTACTAAATCGGACATATTAGTAAATTAAGGTATATACTGCCCTACGTGGGAATACTACAAACACTAAAATTAGTAAACTCTATTCCTGACCCAGTTTATAGCACCCCGTCAATTACCGCGCAATACGCCCCGCCGGTCATGGAAGCCTACGGTAATACTTTATTTAACGTATCCCAGCCAGTTTATGTAACTAGAGCTGAAGCTATGGCTGTACCGTCAATAGCTAGAGCGCGTAATTTAATCTGCGGCACTATCGGCACTTTACCACTACACCTTTACCGTAAATCTACCGAACAAGAATTAGAAAACCCGCGCTGGTTAGATCAGCCAGACTATAGACAACCAGGCGCGGTTACTTATACTTATTTAGCAGATAGTTTATTTTTTTTCGGCGTAGCCTACTTAGAAGTTACAGAGACCTACGTAATCGACGGACGCCCGGCTCGTTTTGCTTTTGTATCTAACGACAGAGTTAGCGTACAGCTAAACGAGAATAACACTTTAGTAAGACAGTACACAGTCGATAACAAAGTGCGCCCTATGTCTGGCGTCGGTTCGCTAATTACTTTCCAGGGTTTAGACGAAGGTATTTTAAACAGAGGTGGTCGCACAATTCGCGCCGCGTTAGATTTAGAAAAAGCCGCAGCTGTCGCAGCCAGTACCCCTATCCCGTCCGGTTATATTCAATCGTCCGGCGCAGATTTACCAGAGGAACAAATTACAGGTTTATTATCTCAATGGAAACTAGCCCGGCAACAACGTAGCACCGCGTTTTTGTCGGCTAGTTTAAAATATGAGACTACTAGTTTTAGTCCTAAAGATATGATGTATAACGAGGCTTCACAATTTTTAAGTACTCAAATCGCTAGATTATGTAACTGTCCTGCTTACCTTTTGTCTAGCGATATGAATAACAGCATGACTTACAGTAACGTCCTGGACGAGCGTAAGCAGTTCGTCGATATGTCTCTACGTCCGTTAATTTCTGCTATTGAGGGTCGTTTATCTATGGACGATATTACTAATAGTCAAAATTACGTAAAGTTTAATTTAGACGAAACGTTTTTACGTTCTGACGCTATGACACGTTTAGCAATTATCGAAAAAATGTTAGCGCTTAATCTCATAACTTTAGATCAAGCTAAAGCTATGGAGGACTTAACCCCGAACGGAGATATGAGTAATGCTTCTCAACTTTAATCAGGATTTAACCTGCGACGAAGGCCGCAGAATTATCAGCGGTAAAATTGTGCCGTTTAATAACGAAATAGGACACACTAGCGCCGGTAAAGTTATTTTTGAAAGCGGCAGTATTGCTATTCATGAAACCGCTAAAATAAAATTACTTTTAGAGCATGACGCTAAAATGCCTATAGGTAGAGCAATTCAGTTTACCACTACAGATAGTGAAATTACGGCTAGCTTTCGTATAGCTGAAACTACCCGGGGTAATGACAGCCTGGTAGAAGCTAGTCAGGATTTACGTAGCGGGCTTAGCGTCGGCGTCCAGGTTATCGCCAGCCAACCACGCGACGGGATTTTGTATATTCAGGAAGCTAGATTACAAGAAGTAAGTTTAGTTCAGGCAGCCGCTTTCGATTCTGCGGCTGTAACTTCGGTAGCGGCTAGCGAACCCGAACCTGAGCTAGTAGAGGAAAGTCCAGAAACCCCAGAAACCCAACAAACCGAAAGTGAGGCCAGCGTGGACAACGCTACCCCAACACCCGAGGTAGAAGCCGCTAAGGTCGAAGCCTCACGCCCAACCGCAGTAACAGCTATGGCGTACTCAGAAGTACGTAGCCCGATTAAATCTAAGGCTACTTACCTGCAGCACACGATTAAAGCTCAATTAGGTAATGATGATTCACGCGATTACGTACGCGCTGCAGACGCACAAGCAGCTAACTTAATGCAATTCGCAGATGATTCATTTACTACTAACCCAGCCTTTAACCCAGTCCAGTATGTCGGTACGGTAGTCGATACTCTTATCGGTAGTCGTCCGTTAATTGATGCGTTCGGGGGAAGCAAAACCCTTAGTAATTCGGGCATGGTGGTGAGTATTCCTAAGATAACTACGTCCGGTACTGTCGCGACAACTGGGGAAGGCTCAGCACCTAGCGAGACCGGTATCGTGTCCGCTTATGTAAATGCGACTGTAGTTAAAATGGCTGGTCTGCAACGCTACAGCGTCGAGCTTTTAGAGCGTAGTCAAGATAATGCCAGCTTTTTTTCAAGTATGCTCGAAAACATGCAACGAGCATACAATAAGGCCACAGACGCTTACGTAGTGGCAGAGGCTACTTCTGGCGGTACGCAAGCCACTTCCGTCGCAGCTACTAGCGCCGGTATTATTTCCTATGTATCTACAGAAGCGCCAGCCGCTTATCTTGCTGCCGGTGAAGTAGCTACTTCTTACGTAGCTGGTACGTCCCAGTGGTCTCTACTTCTGGGGGCTACAGATTCAACAGGTCGCCCAATTTACAACGCAGGAAGCCCTTACAACAGCGGCGGTTCTGCAATTCCTACCAGCCTACGCGGAAACGTACTTGGACTAGATTTCTACGTAGACCCTAATATGGTATCTACCACTATCGACGAGAGCGCGTTTATCGTCGTGCCTAGCGCTATGTATATTGCAGAAAGTCCAGTCCTAAGACTTTCTACAAATATCCCAACCTCAGGCGAGATCGAAACAATGCTCTACGGATATATCGCAGCTAAGACTTTGGTCTCAGGCGGTATCCGTCGCTTTAATCTCACCTAAAAAAACCCCTAGAACCCTAGAGCCTGTCCCTAGTCCGACAGGCTTTAGGCCTTAACAGTAAGGAGCGCGTAGTGGCTGCTAGTTATATCACGCTCGCTGAGTTACGCGCCCTATTGGGGATTGGCACTTTATACAGCGACGCTACAGTCGAGGAAGTGGCACAGGCCAGCGAGGATATTCTCAAAAAGTATCTATGGTTTAATACTGTGCCTATTTCTGCTACTGCTCTATCGGCTAACGTAGCTACGATTTATACGCCCGTACCGCATGAGTTTAGAATAGATCAGTCGGTAGTAATCTCTAGCGCTGGGACTGTATTTAACGGCACTAAAACTATTACCGGTACTACTATTTATTCTTTTACCTATGCTAAAACCGCCAGCGACCAATTAGTCCACGTAGTCAGACCTTACGGTTTGATTACCGGCGAGTTTCACGCTACGGATTACGCAACAGTCCCGGCAATTAGAGAAGCTGCAGCTACTTTAGCTAGCACTATCTGGAACGCTCGCCAGGCACCGGGCGCTAGCGTTACTACTATCGACGGCTTTATCGCTAATCCTTACGCGCTCGGTAATACTCTCGTGGCAAAAGTACGCGGGTTAATCGCCCCGTATATGTCTCCTGCGTCAATGATCGGCTGAACCATGCCGGCGGCTATAACTACTCTCAGAACAACACTAGCGACAGCTTTAACTAACGCTGGCGTCTGGTCTGTCTTTAGTTATATTCCCCAGGCACCTATCGCTAATAGCGTAGTAGTCGTTAATGATGACCCGTTTATAGTCGTACAGTCTGGACAGAAAACAGCTATAGCACCTATCGCTAGATATCGGATTTACGGGCTAGTACCAATGCTAGATAACCAGGGTAATCAGGTAAATATAGAGGATTTTATAGTAGCCATATTTTCTAAATTGTCTGCAGCGGCTTTAACTATGACTATAGGCAGTTTTAGCGCACCGGCAATACTAGAAACCGCGTCTGGAAACTTACTTCAAACCGAAGTAGGCGTAGAAATTATAACGAGTTGGAGTTAATAAAATGAGTAACTATAAAGTAATGATAGATAACGATATAGCCGGCGTAGGTTTAGGCGGTATCGTCGCAGAAAAAGATTTAGAAGGCTGGGACTTACCTAACCTTTTAAAAACCGGTGCTATTGCACTAATTGAAAAAACCAACACTAAAGAAAAGGAAGTAGACTAATGGCTAGCACCGTATACTATGCACAAAACAGTTATTTTAAATTAGGTACTTATGATATGAGCGCCGTTGTTCAGTCAATTACTTTGACCTCTAACCGAGATCAGTTAGAAATAACAGCCGCTGGGGACACAGCTCATAAATATCTTCCTGGACTCTACGCTGATACGATTTCAGGCACCCTATACCTTACTCAGGACGCTATCGCTGCCGGTGCTACTCGCGCCGTTCTACAGTCCTTAGAAGGCACTTCGGCAGCTTTTGAAGTGGCACCTGGCACACCTGCAGGAACCTCGACAGCTAACGCCGGAGTAGCTACCAGTACTAACCCGGTCTATAAAGGTACCTGTTTCGTTAATAATTTCACTCCGGTAAATGGCGCAGTAGGTGAAGTAGCTATGTTGGATTTCTCGTTCGACGTTACTTCTCGTACTTCCGCCGCTTGGCCTGCAACAGCTTAAAGAAAGAGAGGGCTAGAAAATGGCAAGTTTAAAAGTTACGTTCGAGACCGGGGTAGTGGAGACCTACAAAATTACCCCGGCTATCGAAGTAGAGTTTGAAGCGTACGCAAAAATGGGGATAACTAAGTGTTTTCGTGAGCAAGAAATGCAGACGCACGTCTATTATTTAGTTTGGATCGCTATTCGAAATAGCGGTCAGACCGTAGCACTATGGGGTAATGAGTTTTTAAAAACTTTAGCCGAAGTAGAGGTATTAGATAGAGACCCGCTAAATGGGTAAGTGATCGCCAGACACTTACCTACCAGATCGCGGCGCTAGCAGTTGAGACCGGAATACCTACCGGTGATTTTCTGCAGATGTCGCCGGAAATGCTGGCGGCAGTAGTACAGGTTTTAACAGATCGAGCTAAGGCGGTGAAGCGTGGGGCAGGTAGACAGCGTTAGAAGTGCGCGGATTACAGGGCTAGAGGAGACTGTACGACTACTAAAACAATTCGACGCTGACGCTTTAAAGATTATGAATAAAGAGATATACCAGGTAATGAAAAAAATCCAGGTAGACGCTCGGGAGTTAATGCCTAGCTCTACGCCTTTAAGTAAATGGGGTTTGACTCCTAAAGAGGGCTCTAAATGGGGCAGGTTACAATTCGTAGCGAAAGACGCTCGTATGGGATTAAAAACAAAGATCGAGCGCCAGCGCCGTAAGGGTACCTGGACAAGTAAAGCCTATTTAATGATTAACGCAAACCCAGCCGGTGCTATCTATGAGACTGCAGGCCGTAAAAATCCTACTGGTACTTCACCCCAGGGTGCAGCTTTTATTAAAGGTATAGCCCGCGAAAGCGGCATAATAGTACGCGGTAAACAAGGACGCGTGGCATATAAGGCCGTACAGGATAGAGAGGCCTACACGCTCAACGAGATCAGAGACGCAATAATTAAAGGCGAGGCTGCTCTAAATAGAAAGTTGGCTAAATAATGGCTATTAAAATACCAGTAATTATTTCCTATGATAACAAAGGTACAAAGCAGGCCATAAAAGGTATTGGCAGTTTAGACAAATCTTTAAAGAAAATGAATATAACCCGTAAATTAACTGCGTTAGCGGGGGCTACTTCTATAACTGCTTTTGGAAAAAAAGCGGTAACGGCTGCATTAGATGAGTCTAAAGCTATAGCTGTACTAAATAACAGTTTAAAAAATTTAGGTTTAGCTTTTGCCGCTACGGGCGTAACTACTTATATAGATAATTTGCAACGGGCTACCGGTGTATCTGAGGATCAGCTCAGGCCGGCTTTTAGTTCTTTAATTAGGGCTACTTCTGATTTAGGTAAAGCTCAGCAATTACTGGCATTAGCTTTAGACATTTCGGCTTCTACTGGTAAAAATTTAAATCAGGTTTCGCTAAGTTTGAATAAGGCTTACCTGGGACAAACTACAGCGCTGGGACGTCTGGGCTTAGGACTTAGTAAAGCAGAATTGGCTACCCTAAATTTTGAACAAATACAAAAAAGATTAACGACATTATTTAAAGGTTCAGCCGCAGCAGCCGCTGAGACTTACGCCGGCCAGATGGCCAAATTAAAGGTCAGCGCAAAAGAAGCCAGCGAGACTATCGGTTTTGCTTTAATAGATTCGGTAAAAAGATTAGGTGGCGATAAAGGCATAGAAGGCGCTGCTAGTGCTATGGAGAAATTTTCTAGCGAGATAGGTTTTGCTATTACTGGCATGGCAGTTTTAATAGATACAATAAGCAATAGCGCTTTAGGTAAAGCCTTTAACTTATTTATTTTGACTCCATTAAAAGCACCTTTAAATCTTTTAGCCAGATTAGGTAAGGCAACCGTAGCTAGCGAAACAACCGCGACTAATCGACAAAGCCCTAGAGCTACAGAAGCAGCGGCAGCTAAAGCTAGAGGTAAAGCCATATTAGACGCTCAAAAGTTACTAGCACTTAAAAAGCAGTCAGCTGCAGCCGATAAACTAAAAGCTATTTTCGATATGGACTTAATTCAATTAACCGCAGCCAAGCAGGGCAAGTTATCAGCTGAGGAATTAGCCCGGGTTAATGCTTTAATAGCTTTAAAAACTACTGGAACCGCAGACGATTTAAAGGCTGTAAAGGCTTTAGAGGAAGCGCAAACAGCAGCAGCAGAAGCAGAAATTCAACGCCAAGACAAGATCGCAGCTGTACATAAGAAAAACGCCGCTGAGATATTAGCCGATAACAAAGCTAAAGCTAAAGAGTACGCGGACTTTGTTAAGAGCTTTACTTACCCTGGCGGTCTATTCGCCGGTACACCTTTAGCCCCTACAGCTGGTAACGCTAGTAACGCGGTACCTACCCCTACTATGGGTACGGCATTACCAGGCTTTGACGTAGGCAGCGGGGCGGCTATATTTGGTAACCCAGGAGATCAGCCCTTTATGCCAGGGGACGCAGGTTATACCGGCACAGCGGGACAAGTAGCGGTAACGCCTAACGTAACCGTAAACCTTCAAGGCGGTATAAATATCGGGTCTACTTACGAGTTCTATCAGTCAGTCCAGGCCGCAGTCCAGGCAGCTAATACAGCTGGGAATAGCCTCAGTAGAGCCGGTAGCTAGTGAGCGCCCCTACCCTTAACGTCATTATTAACTTTAGCTCTGGCGCTTCTTTCGGTCAGGCTATGATTATCGGCTCAGGTATTATCGGCGTTAATATCCTGGCAGACTCAGCGACAGTTACGGCAGACGTCTCGGATACAGTCCAGGCAGTTAATATAAATAGAGGCCGTAACGCTAACGCTGATCAATTTCAAGCCGGTACCTGCTCGGTCAGAATTGCAGACGTGGACGGAAATTTTAACCCCGCTAACACGTCATCTTTATATTACCCAAATATAATTCCAAACCGAAAACTAATCATTACTGCAACCGATACGAACACTAATACCGTCTATCCGCTATTCGCTGGCTATATTGTCTCCTATGACTACGTACAGGCGAGCCTAGTAGGTGAGGTCTCCTATACGACTTTAAACTGCGTAGACGGCTTTAGAGTACTTAATATGGCTAACGTTTCGACTGTTAGCGGTGCCCCAGCCGGACAACTGAGCGGCGCCCGGACGTCCGCTCTGTTGGACGCCGTAGGCTGGCCGGCTTCTATGCGCGACGTCGATACGGGGGCGCAGTCGCTTTTAGCTGACCCTGGCACTACGAGACAAGCGCTCGCCGCTTTACAGACTGTAGAGATCAGCGAGTACGGCGCCTTCTATATGGACGCTAGCGGTAACGCAGTATTTCAGGACAGAGCTTTAACTAGCTCTAGTATCGGCTCGACCCCTACCGTATTCGCAGACGACGGTACCGGCATAGATTACGGCTCTGCTAAATGGGTGTTAGATGATTCGCTGGTTTATAATGACGCTTCAATTACTGCTACAGGTCTAGCGACTCAAACAGCCAGCGACGCAACCTCTATAGCTACTTACTTTACTCACAGCTATAAGAAAACCGATTTACTTATGGACTCAACCGCCGCTGCAAAAAACTACGCTTTAGCCTATGTAGCCAGTCGTAAAGATACCTCGATCAGGTGCGACTCTGTAACCCTAAAGGATTTAAATACGCCCGGATATACGACTGGAGTAGCTGCAGCTTTAGGCTTAGATTACTTCGACACTATTACGGTTAAATCTACCCAACCAGCGGCTACAGGTACTTCAACCCTTAATAAGACCCTGCAGATATTCGGCGTATCTCACGCCATAACGGTATCGACGTGGAGAACTTCATTTTTGACCCTGGAACCTATTATAGATTCCTTCATTTTTGGGAACGCAAATTACGGACAAATTGGGATAAATGTACTATCCTATTGACAATAGAGAGAAGGTAAAGTAATGGCCTCAGGATTTCCAACAGTTACGGGAACAGTTTTTACGGCTGATATGTATAACGGCTTAGTGTCCTACGGTATCAATACGCAGTCAGGGGCTACCTATACTCTAGCTAGTACCGACCAATACCAGGTATTAGTAATCGGCTCTAACGCTTCTACTAAAACTATTTCAATACCTACAGACGCTACTTACGCTTTCCCTAATGGAACAGCTATTACTATTCTTAATTCCGGCGCAGGACTTCTAACCATCAACGCAGTTACTGCCGGTACTACTACGGTTACCAGCGCAGGAGCCACTTCTGCAGCCCCTACCGTCGCACAATATAAAGCAGCCGTAGCAATTAAAACAGCTACAAACGCCTGGACTGTAGTAGGTGCAGTCAGCTAATGATTGGCAATATAGCAGCCGGTGTTACTGGAATAGTCGCACCTTTAAGTCCGTCGAGCGTTGATTACTTAGTAATCGCTGGTGGCGGCGGAGGTTCAGCCGGTTATGGTTCAGGAGGCGGTGCCGGTGGGTATCGCACTAACTCACTAGCTGTAACGGCAGGAGTAGCCTTAACAGTAACTATTGGAGCAGGCGGCGCTGGCGGTTCAGGTGCTTATCCGTCTCCTGGCTCAGTAGGTAATAACAGCGTATTTTCTAGCATTACCTCAGACGGCGGAGGTAGAGGCGTACAAAGTGGCGCCGGTGGTAATGGCGGTAGCGGTGGAGGCGGCGGCGACGGTTCACCTGCCCCAGGTGGTACACCTACCAGCGGACAAGGAAACGCAGGCGGTAGCGGTAGCCTTTCAGGTGGTAATTATGGTTCAGGCGGAGGCGGTGGAGCCGGTGCGGTAGGTGTCGCTGGTACTTCAACCGTCGGCGGTAACGGAGGCGCTGGACTAAGTAGCAGTATTAACGGTACGGCGACTACGCGAGCTGGTGGAGGCGGAGGCGGTACCTATAACGGTGGTACTAGCGGTTCAGGTGGAGCAGGTGGCGGCGGTAATGCCGGTAGCGCTACGGGTTACCCTAATGACGGTCAAGCCGGTACAGCCAACACAGGCGGAGGCGGTGGAGCTTCTACGGCTACTCCATATACTAAAGTTGGTGGAGCGGGAGGCTCTGGAATTGTGATTATCGCTTACCCTGATACTTACAAAGCTGCAACACTTTCAGGTTTGACCTATACGACCCCTACTCGCGCAGGCTATCGGGTCTATCAAATTACAGCTAGCAGCGCAGGAACGATTACTTTCTAATGGCTCATCACGCAAAAATAGAAAACGGAATAGTTACCCAGGTTATAGTTACGTGCGACTCAGACGAGGATACTTTTTCAGATCGTATGCTTGCCGAAACCGGCGAACAATGGGTGAGGACAAGTTATAACGGTCGAATTAGGGCTAATTTTGCCGGTGCCGGATATGTCTACGATTCTATAAGGGACGTATTTATAGCGCCTAAGCCTGATTGTGGTCACGCTGAGTTAATTTTAAATACGGATAACTACCGCTGGGAGTGCAGTAATGGCGACCACCTTAAAGTCCTCTAACGGTTGGCCAGCCAGTAAAGACCAGGCCGTAATTGGCGTTAAATCTTATCCGATACCTGGTACTGGTATTAAAATACGCGTGGCTGAAAAGGTCGCGCCGCTATTAGTAAATCTTTGTGCAGACTTTCATAAACTAGTAGAACCGATTAACGAGGGAAGCCTCGACGATTGGGGGTATTGCTTTCGTATGATAAGGGGCAGTACTGACAGCCTCTCTAATCACAGTTCGGCTACGGCGGTAGACCTTAACTCAAACAATCACCCTCTAGGTAAACGTGAGACTTTTACTATGGAACAGGAAACGATAGTCAGGCAGATCGCCGCTAAATATGGCTGCCGGTGGGGTGGGGACTACAAAAACAGAGCCGACGAAATGCACTTTGAAATTAGCCTAACCCCTAAACAGGCTAAAGAGCGTATAACAGCGCTCGGATTGGATACAAAGAAATGAAAAAACAATGCATAGCTGCGGCAGGGACTTATATTAGAGGGCTGCTTTTATTACTAATTACACTCATGGCCTCAGTAGGTAAGACCCCCTTAGAGTTTAGCGCTGCGGACTGGCACCTAATCGCTAACGGCCTATGGGCTTCTGGGCTTCCCGTCCTAATGAGAGCTTTAAATCCTAAAGACGCTAACTACGGTATATCTAAAAAAGAATAGACACGCTCTAGGCAAGGCTTCTATCCGTCTGAGGTCTATGCCATACTAAAGGGGCTGGGAGATACTTCTCAGCCCTGGACTAGGGAGCAAAATGAAAAGCAATATAGTTTTACAAATGGACAAACAAGACTTTGAAGCATTATCTAATACTTATATGGCCTTTAATAAGAGCTGGAATAAGCAGATTAGAGCAGGTCGTTTTACCGGTATACAGTCTAATCCTGGCTATAGCGTTATTTATTGGTTTGATAATGCGCTGGCTTTAATAATCGCTAAATCCTATTTAACCTCTATCGGTCAGAGCTTTAAAGACCTTTACGACAATAACCTAGAGGAATACGTAATAGTAACTAACTTCGAGGTACGCGAAGGGTTAGCTAATGCTGTCTAATATCGCGTTTACTTTTATGTGCCTAATCTATGCAGGCCTGACCTTTATGGCTGCAGTATTGGCCTGGTCTAGAGGCTTTAACGCTGGACGCTCAGAAGGATACGAGCGAGGCCGAGCAGTAGCCCGTCATATAGCTAATGGCACAGTCAGCAGCCTAAATGATTACTAAATCAGACCCCGGTATATGGTGCGATTACTGTAAATTGAAGTGGGGCAAGAACTCGGGCGGCTGGCACCCTAAGGCTATGACCGCAGCTAGTGTTACCGTTCACAGCACTAACCCTAAATCAAACACAAAGCGACGCCATTACTGTAATGATTGCGCTTTAGAGGTAACTACCTTCCCGGGTTATCGGTGGGGCTTAGATAGTCAGATAGCCAGCGTAGAACTCACACAATTAGAGATAGGGGCATAATGTTTAATTTAGACGATTACGAGCCAGTAGATGAGCGTATAGCTAAATTCTGGGCTAAGTACGCAGACGGCAAAATAGAGACTGACTTAGTATTTAATGACGGTGAGACCTTTATAGTAAAGGCTAGCTGCTTTAGAAATGACGGGACTTTAATAGCTAATGGCTGGGCAGATGAGACTAAAAGCGAGAAGGGCGTAAACGCCAATTTTGCTTTACCTAATGCAGAGACGTCGGCTATCGGGCGTTGCCTAGCCAATGCTGGGTTTGCCGCTAAAATCGGTAAGCGCCCTAGTCGTGAGGAAATGACAAAAGTACAGCGAGTAGCAGCTAGTGAGCCCGTACTTAATGACGTCTGGACAATTAACGACGCAATAGGGACAGTAGCTAGCACTTTAGGAGCTGTCGAGCAGGAGGCTAAACCCAGCTGCAAGCATGGCGAGCGCCAATTCTTAACCGGCGTAAGCCCTAAGACTAATAAACCTTATAAGGGTTATATGTGCCCAGAGAAGGTTAAAGCTCAACAATGCGCCCCTGAGTGGATTAACTAATGGGAGCTATAGAGATTATCTACCCTGGTAATATCTCGCTAAAGGTAGACCGAGAAGGTAACGCGACGATAGACGAAACCGAAGTCTGCGACAGCTGTAACAAACATACGTCAAAGGCTGGCGGGATTATGGCGCTAGAAATGTCTGTCTGGTTATGTGCAGAGTGTCGGCCTAGATGAGCGTAAAGATATGGCTAACCGATAGAGAAATGGATTACGCGGTGCTAATTGCGGCGGCGCGTATGGAAAGCACAAAAGGATATAACTACGATAACGAGCATATTCCTCCAGCAAAGTTATTTGAATTATGCGCTTTAGGAGCAGCTGCAGAATTAGCAGCCGCTAAATGGCTTAACGTGCCGGACTTCAAGTTATCTATTGATACTTACAAAGATGAGCCCGATATCTGGCCTAATTGGGAAGTTAAACACACAGAATACGCCGGTGGTCATCTCATTATTAAGGACAGCGATAGGGATACCGATAGAGCTGTATTAGTTACGGGCTGTAATCCGTTTACTATTGTCGGCTGGTTACCGGTGCAGTATTGCAAGGACGATCTATATTTAAAGGCTACGCGCCAGACAGCTATTAGCTACTGGGTGCCGCAGGCTGAGCTGGTGAAAGTCTATGACTCAGTTTCGCAAGCATAGAGGCTATAGATCGCAAAAGGTCGTAGCCCAATACCTAGCTGCTAATGGCTTCCCCTATGCCGAGAGTACCGGGGCAGGGCGCCAGGGTAGCGATATAACCGGGACTGTAGGTATCGACTGGGAAGTAAAAGCCCGAACTAACTTTAGTCCTGGTGAGACTATGAGACAGTTAAAAGATCGAGGTAATGAGAACGACCTAAAGGTGGCAGTACTGCGCCTTAACGGGCAGGGGGAGGCTTCTATAGGGGATTGGGTAGCGTTGGTATCGTTAGAGCAATTAGTAGGCCTAATGCGGTGGGCTGGCTATGGAGAGTGAGCGGTTTGTGACACTTGTGACACTTGTGACGCGTAACGGGGTATTAGAGCCAGTAGATAAGAATAGTAATAATACGCTCTGCACCCCTGTAGAAACCGTCACACCCGTCACACCTGTCACAGTAGATCGTTGTCTGGGTTGTGGAGTGTGGTTATTGTTAAATGGCGATAACAGTGATTATTGTGAGTATTGTTTAAATGATTAGTCGCGACACGCCCAAGATATGTTCAATGCTGCTCGGTGCTTTTACCGTATGATAAGGTACGGGGGGAGATCAAGAGGGGGGCTGGCGTTAGTCTTGTCTCTCTCGCTTATCGGAGTAACAAACTCGAATTATGGTAGTTATAGTAAGTCTTTAGATAATTGGAAAACCTATTTAAAACAAGTAGTTAAACCCAAAGAGCTACAGTCATGTTTAGAGATAATAAGGTTAGAGAGTAACGGCGATCATAGAGCTAAGACTGGTAGCCATTACGGATTAGTACAGGGTAGAAGCGAATACCTAAAGAGTGCTACACCGATAGAGCAGATAGATTGGTTTGTCAAGTACCTAGACCATAGATATAACGGTAGCTGTATAGTGGCATTAAGACACCATAGAGCTAAGGGCTGGTACTAATGACAGGCGGACTAAGGACGGCAGAGTGGAAGGCATTACGTAAAGTAATCCTCGCTAGAGATATGCACACTTGCTACGTATGTGGCACACCAGAAGCGAACGAAGTAGATCATATAAGGCCACGTAGTAAAGGTGGAGCAGACTACGACCCTGAGAATCTAGCTGCTATCTGTAGACGCTGTAATTTACTAAAAGGTAACAAAATAGGACAAATTAGCCCTTTTTTAGGTACCAATTCGAC